GCTGCGCCTCGCGCTTTTTGGCTTCGAGGGCAGTACCTACACCCTGACCTTCGACCGGGAGCATGAGCCGGGGAGGTTCCAGGACGTGCGCCGGGCGTGGCGGAGCTTCCTGTACCGGCTGAAGAAGTGGAAGAAGGGAGCTCCCTTCGACTACGTCTACCTCATCGAGGGCCACCACGGGGATCACCGCTACCACATCCATCTAGTTCTGCGGGACAGCGATTTCTCTCCGGCGGAAGTGCGCCACCTCTGGGTGAAGTGCGAAAGGCTGAACGGGCAGCTGAAAATCGAATCTATACGCCCAGGAGGAGGTGAGGGAATGTACATCCATGAGGCTATAGCAGCTAGAACAAAACAGAAGCCGTACATAACCAGGCAGGCCTGGAGCTATCTAACAGACAAACCTTGCGGCGCCGCAGTAAAAATTCAAGTGACGGATTCACCAGATTGCTGCATTGTGGAAAGTGTAAGCGCAAAAGTCCTCCGCGTTGGGTGGCAGCCCAAGGCGGAGGACTTGGCGGCGGATGACTGGAGGCTAACCGTTTAGTACAAATTCTTGAACAAGAGCACCGGCAAGACCTCCAGAGATGTCGCCTAGGATTGGGAGACTATGGATACCGAGTTTTGCCGCAATGCGGATAGTTTTTTCCCAAATAGGCTCAGGCTTGATTTGTTCGAGGAATGTGTGCCCATTGTAGGTGATGAAGTTTACGCAACATATGCTGAGGTGGTCATCGGCCCACAGCTCTGTCATATCGATATATTCACCTTCATGGAGCTTTGAGAGCGTGTAATAAATTACTTCTTCCGGATACCGAGTAAGTTTTTCAGAGATTTGCCCAAGCCATACAGCGTCTATCTCAATATCACCATCCATATTTTTCTTGACATATGGTTGAGCCTCAAGGAAAAGCAGCACATCTCGAACACAATTAGGATCCAGCTTCACAAAATCACCTCCTCTCTCCGCCTAAATTTTACCACAGGGCGGAGAAGGAGGCAATAAGAAGACATATAAGCGAAGAGGATGTGTCCAACTTGGACACATCCTCCGAAAGGAGTGAGCGCCCCATGAGCGGAGACCTGATCTGGACCTGTGTGCGGCAGCGGGCCGGGCCGCTGGTGAAGGAATGCCGGGCTATCCGCCCCCGGCTTTCTTCCAATGACACGCCCTACGAGCGGACGGAGAAGAATAAGATTCTCCGTCCGCCCCGGGATTCCTCCGTGTGCCGGACACGGGTGGACCGGCTGGAGCTGCGCCTCGCGCTGTTCGGCTTCGAGGGCAGTACCTACACCCTGACCTTCGACCGGGAGCACGAGCCGGGGAGGTTCCAGGACGTGCGCCGGGCGTGGCGGAGCTTTTTGTACCGGCTGAAGAAATGGAAGAAGGGTGCGCCCTTCGACTACGTCTATCTGATCGAGGGCCGCCACGGGGACCACCGCTATCACATCCACCTGGTCCTCCGGGACAGCGATTTCTCCCCGGCGGAGGTGCGCCACCTCTGGCAGTTCGGGGAGAACGTGAAAGATGAGCCGCTTCTGCTGGGCCCCAAAGATACCTACCGGCGCACGGCCAAGTACTTCAACAAGGAAGCCACGGACGGGATCACCATTCCAATCGGTGCCCGGACGTGGGTGTGCTCCCGGTCGCTGGTGGAAAAATTGCCGCCGCCGGAGAAGTGGCGGGATGTCAGCGGAGAGATTCCTGTCCCGGAGAGGACGCGGTGCCAAGGGGGCTATAACACGTCGAATGAGTTCGGGCAGTACCAGTATGCGTGGTATATCGAGGAGAAGGAGCGGCCCGTGTGGCCCCGTGCGAAAGCGTTTTAAATTTGTATTACAATCTTGGAATATAGTTGAATAACTGACAAAAAAGGAGGATGCACCTTGCAAGTGATGGAAAAACGTGATACACTGGTCATAAGGAACGAATGGGTGATTTGCCCCGTGTGCGGAAAGGGCAAGCTCCTGAAGGTTCGACCAGATACGTTCGTCGCAAATCTGCCCCGCAAGTGCAAGCGGTGCGGTTTTGAATCTCTCGTGAATATCAAAGCGCCTGAGCCAGTGTCCAGAGCGACCAGCGCCTGAGCCAATGATGATCCCGAAACAGGGAGCAATCGTGGCTCAGGCGCTTTTTGCTTTGCGTGGAGGTGACAGCCCATGGCACAAAAACCGCTTCGGCCCTGCCGCCACCCCGGGTGCGGGGCCCTGACCCGGGAGGGCTGGTGCCCTCAGCACAAGCCCAGTGAAGCGCCCAGGTCTCCGGAGGCCGCAGCGTGGCGGCGCTGGTACTCGCTGAAGGTCTGGACGGATGACCTCCGGCCCGGTCAGCTCCTGCGGGAGCCCTTCTGCCGGGCGTGCGCGGCGCGGGGCATCCGGACCCCGGCCACCGACGTGGACCACATCCGGGACCACAAGGGGGACTGGGAGCTGTTCACCGACTGGTCGAACCTGCAAAGCCTCTGCCACTCCTGCCACAGCCGGAAAACCATGACGGAACAGGGCAAAAAACGGCGGAATTTTTGAGCGGATTTTTCCGGGAAGCTACGCCCGCGCTCCGGCACGTGCCCGGGTGCGCGGACCGGCGTGGGCGCGGGGTTCCTTGGCCCTCCCCCCACCCCAAAAAAGTTTTTGAGGGGTCCAGGGCAGACCGCGAGCCCTCTCGTCTGTGAGAAATAGTCCCCCATGGGGTACCAGGGGAGGGGAGGTGGCGGCGGATGCCGTCGGCAGTAAAGAACAGCGCGAACATGACCAAACACCTGACCCAGGCGGAGCTGGAGGCCCGGCGTCAGGCAGAGGAGGAGGTCCTGCCCCAGCGGCAGAAGGCGAAGCTGAAAAAGCCGGGGTTCGTCTCCGGCAGCCGGCAAGCCAACGCCTATTGGAACCAAATCCTCAAGCGCATGGAGGGCTTGGCCCTGCTGGACGACCTGGACAGCGAGATGCTGGCGGGCTACTGCTCCATGCTGGCCCGCAGGGACCAGACGATCACGCTTATCAGTCAGCTCATGGACCGGCTGGGCGTGGCGGGGGCGGTGGACGCCGGGAAGGCCCGGAAGAAAAAGCCCTCTGCCATGACGGACGGGGAGTGGGAGGACTCCGCCGCGCCGGATATGACTCCGGATGAGCTCATCGAGGCGGTGTCCAAGTTGGACACATTGACCGGCAAGCTCCAGGCCCTGGAGCGGAACCTGCTCCAGTACGCGGAGAAGCTGGGCCTGACGCCCACGGGGCGGGTACGATTGGCTCAGAAGCGGGCCCAGGCCGCCGCGCCGGAGCCGGACGGCGATCTGTTTGGAGACTAAAGGGGGTGATTGGATGGAAATGACCACACGGATGGAACTGCGCCCGGTGTCGGAGCTCATCCCATACGCCCGCAATGCCCGGGAGCACAGCGAGGTCCAGATCCGTCAGCTCAGGTCCAGTCTGCGGGAGTTCGGTTTTGTTGCGCCGCTGCTGATCGATGCCCAAGGGAATATCCTGGCGGGCCACGGACGCCTGGCCGCAGCGGCGGCAGAGGGCCTGGAGCGGGTGCCGTGCGTACTGGTGGAGCATCTGACGGCCACACAGCGCCGGGCCTACATCCTGGCGGACAACCGGCTGGCAGAGCAGGCCAGCTGGGATGCAGAACTGGTGAGCCTGGAGCTCCAGGAGCTGCGGGACGCCGGGTTTGAGCTGGACCTGACGGGCTTCGACGCCTCGGACATCCTCCTGGAGGACCCGCCGGAGGCCGGGGAGGACGGCTATGTGCCGGAGCTGCCGGAGGAGCCCCGCAGCAAGCAGGGGGAGGTGTACCAGATGGGCCGTCACCGCCTGATGTGCGGTGATGCCGCCAAAGCGGAAGATGTGGCCAGACTGATGGGCGGTGTTCGGGCCCAGCTGCTGCTGACGGACCCGCCCTATAACGTGGACTACACCGGATACACCAGCCGCCGCATGAAGATGAAAAACGACGCGCTGGGCGGGGACGCCTATGAGGCATTCCTCCGGAAGGCGCTGAAAAATGGCGCGGCAGCTCTGGAGCCGGGGGCCTCCTTCTACCTGTGGCACGGGGACGGGGCTGTGGGCCTGCCAGTGCGCAGCGCCTGCCGGGATGCGGGATTGCCGGTCCGCCAGTGCCTCATTTGGGTCAAGCAGAGCGCCACCCTGGGGCGGCAGGACTACCAGTGGCGGCACGAGCCCTGTCTCCACGGGCAGGCCGGGCCGGAGGCGCTGGACTGCGGCGATACCTGGGACAGCCACGAGGCGTGCCTCTACGGCTGGAAGGACGGCAAATCTCACCTGTGGTGCTCTGACCGGAAGCAAAGCACGGTCCTGGAGTTCGACCGGCCTCTGCGCAATGAGGAGCACCCCACCATGAAGCCGGTGAAGCTCTTTGCCTACCTGATTGCCAATTCCACTCTGCCCGGCGCGGCGGTGCTGGACCTGTTCGCGGGCAGCGGTACCACAGCCATCGCCTGTGAGCAGCTGGGCCGCACGGCCTACCTGATGGAGTTGGACCCCCGCTTTGCAGATGTCATCATTGACCGCTGGGAAAAGGCGTCCGGGGAGAAGGCGGTGCTGCTCCATGCCCCGTAAGCGCCAGCCGGTGGCGGCGCTCCGGGCAAGCGGCAGCCGCCACTACTCCAAAGCCCAATTGGAGGAGCGGGAGGCCCGGGAAGTGAAAGCGCCCCCGGCAGATTCTATGGACCCGCCGGACTATCTCCCGGCGTCTCTGGCGAAGAAATTCCGCGCTCTGGCCCCGATCCTCATCCGCATGGGCATCCTGACCTCCCTGGACGGCGACGGGTTAGCCCGGTACCTCATTGCGGAGCACAACTACCTCCGCGCCACGAAGCATCTCTTTGAAGCTCTTGCCGCCGGAACGACGGCGGAGGCGGACAAGTGGTCCTCCATCCAGGACCGCTTCTTCCGGCAGTGCCGGTCCGCCGGAGCGGACCTGGGCCTGACTGTCTCGGGGCGGTGCAGTCTGGAACTGCCGCCCAGTCAGGTGGAGGAGGCGTCCAGAGAGGAGGCGGAGCTCTTTGGCGACTAAACGGACCCGCTGGCAGAGCGGCCTGCACCACCCGGTGTCGGTCTACGCCAAGCAGGTGACGGCGGGGAAACTGCGGGAGATGTGCTGTGAGTATGAGGTCCTGGCCTGCCGCCGCCACCTGGAGGACCTGAAACGGCAGGGGACGGACGGCTTCCCCTATGTCTTCGACACCACCCGGGCGGACCGGATCATCCGCTGGTTCTCTCAGTGCATCCAGGTCCAGG